CGCCTCATCATCCCCAACTATGCAGGTGCTTAGAATATGATTGAAGACCTGCAAGCAGATGACGTCGCTAAGACGCCCGACGAATCGACAATTCTGACGCTAATTCAGGACGAGCTGTCGCGCTGCATTGGGCTTGACGCTGATAGCGACCTGAATGCGGCTCGCGGCAAGGCGATGGAATACGTCCAAGGCGTGATGGTGGATTTACCGCCTGCGCCTAATCGGTCGAACGCGGTCACGACGGACGTGCGCGACGCGATTGAAACCGTGCTGCCTGATCTGATCGAAGTGCTGGCCAATGACGGCGTGGTCGAGTTTCCTGCGACTGGGGCTGATGACGAGGAGCAAGCCGCAATTGAAACCGAGTTTGTGCGCTCGGTCGTGTTTGATGACAATCCCGGCTTCAAGGCAATCCAAGACGCCACACGCGACGCGCTGTCGATCCGCCTTGGCGTGATTAAGGTTTGGTCGGAGCGGTACGAGACACGCCAAGAGGAAGACCAAGCGGGCGTCCCTATGGGCTCGGCTGCGGTGCTGCAGGATCAAGGCGTCACGATTGAGGATTACGCCCAGGTCGATGGGCTAGAGACGTTCAAGGCTGTCAAGGTTTATGGCAAGGGCAAGGTTTGTGTTGCCTCATGGCCACCAGAAGACTTTGGTTATAGCCGGGACGCTGAGAACATTGCAGAAGCTACCTACGTTGTGGCGCGCGAACGTGTGCGGGCGTTTGAGCTTCTGGCTCGTGGCTATGACGCGGATCTGGTGGCGCAACTTGATGCAAGCGGCGCGATCAACGACATCATGGACAAGGTGCGCGATGTCGCAGCATCACAGAGCTATGAGACACATCAGGGCGGGATAGGCAATCACCGAATCGTGGTGGTTTTGGAGCACTATATCCGTATTGTGGGCGATGACAGGACGGTGGTTATTCACCGTGTTGTGACCAATGCAGACGCGACGATCCTGCTTGATCAGGGCACGGTGACAGATATTCCCTTCGCGGTCGGCACGCCTTACCCCATGCCTCACCGGGTTATGGGCAATTCGATTCCTGATATGACAATGGACGTCCAGCGCATTCGTTCGACCTTGCTGCGGATGGGGCTAGATAGCGGGTATTTCGCGCTTAATCAGCGGCCAGTGGTTTCCGATCAAGGCCAAAACGAGCACACGCTAACAGACGTTTTGAACAATGTTCCGGGCGGCCCAATTCGCGTTAAGACGCAAGACGGTGTGAGCTATCCACCCTCTCAGGGCGTGAGCTTTGACGTGTTCGGGGCTTACGAGATCATGGCGGCGATGATCGAGAACCGCACGGGCATCATTCGCGCAGCTAACGGGCTCAATTCTGACGCGCTTCACGATACGATGGGCGGGCAAGAGGTTCTAAACGCGGCAAGTCAGAAGCGCACACGCCTAATGGCTCGCAATCTGGCCGAGACCATGATCGCGCCAATGTTCCGGCTGGTTCATGCGGCATGTCGCGAAGTGATTAAGGAGCCAGTTGTCAAGAAGTTATCGTCAACATGGCGTGATGACATTGTTCCGGCAAAGTGGCGCGCTCGCGGTGATGTGACGGTCGACGTTGGTGTTGGTTCGGGTGGTCGTGTCGAGGATATGGCCCATTCGCGCGAGATTTTGCAGATTCAGGAGCGCCTTGCTCAAAACGGCTTTGGCGGCACGATGGTGACGCCTTCTAGCGTCCATGCGGCGGTCAATCGGTTGGTTCGGACCTTTGGTGTCAAGAACGTCGAAAGCCTGTTCCCTGACCCCTCTAAAGCGCCTCCAGCGCCTACTGGTGAGGGTGAGCAAGACCCTGCTGTTGCGGCGGCCAGTGCTGAGCTGGAAATGAAGCGCCAAGAGGCGGCGGCAAAGATCCAAATCATGCGGGAAGACGCGCAGATTAAGGCGCAGTTGGCTCGTGAAAAGGCACAGAATGAAATGACCTTGGCGCGCGAGAAGATGGCGATGGAAGCCAATTTGCGCCGCGAAGAGACACGTATGCGGATTGAGGCGGGTCTTATGACGCAGACACCGATCAATATCCCAGTCAACCGTCCGGGGGGCGACCTTAGCGCATGACACTAGAACAACAGGCCGCACAGGCCAAGCAAGTCTTGGACATGACCGAGGCGACGTTTGAAGCCGCTCGCGCCGCTGCGATCCTGCAATTTGAAACGACCACAATCGACGATGACGCGGGCCGCTTGGCTGCATGGGCAGAACTGAACGCCTTGCGCGAGTTGAAGCGCCGGATTCAAGGGCCGATCAACAGCCTTGAGATCATCAGGGCGGAGAATCGTCAAAACGGCATCAACGACTAGAGGGCCAATTTTATCAATCGAGGCCAGCCAAAAAGGAAGCACCTCACATGACTGAACAACCACTGAGCTTAGACGCAGCCGCCGAATTATTGATGGGGCCTGAGCCAGAAGAGCAAAACACGCCAGAAGCGCCGGTTGAACCTGCTGCTGAGGCAATCGAAGACAACGGGGACCAGACCCCAAGTGACGGCGACACACCGGAAACGGACAGTGAAGCCGATGATGATAGCGAGGAACAGGGCGAACCGAAATCGGACATCGCCCCCCCGCCATTCTGGAGCGCTGACGCTAAGGAGCATTGGGACCAGTTGCCACCTGCCACACAGGAATATGTGCGGCTACGTGAGCAACAACGCGATGCGGCCACAAGCAAGGCGATTGGAGAAGCAGCGAACGAACGCAAGGCGGCGATTCAGGAACGTGCACAAGTCAGCGAACTGGTTTCGCAACTTGATGGCGTCCTTGACACGTCTTCCCAAGTGTTTTCGGATCGTTGGGCGAATATCGATTGGTATCAACTGAGCCAAGCCGACCCCGAGCAATATGTCCAGCTAAAAGCGGAATTTGAAGCGGACCAGCATGACTTGCAACAGCTCCATCTGGCTAAACAGAAAGCCGAGCAAGTTAGCCGACAGGCAACGCTGGAAGCCGAAGCCGAAAAGCTGTCAGCATTGGCACCTGAACTCGCTACAAACGCAGAAGAAAAGGGCCGCGTCGCGCAATATCTGATCAATGCCGGGCTTCCTGCCGAGGTATTGCCAGACATTTCGGCGTCTGAACTCATAATCGCTCACAAGGCGATGTTGTACGACCAATTGAAGGCCCAAGGCTTCAAACCAAAACAATCATCAAGCCCAGTCGTCACGGGCCAGAAGGCGGTAAAGCCATCTGCGACCGCGCCACGGGTATCCGCTGAAACCCAACGAATTCAGCAGCTCAAAACCAAGCGCTCCTTGAGCCTTGATGAGGCTGCCGAGTTGTTTATGTAAAGAAGGAATCGGGACAATGCCCGCACCTACCAACGCAGTAACCCAGTTGACCTCGATTGGTCGCCGGGAAGACCTCTCCGACGTTATTTCTCGCGTCCAGCCTGAAAAAACGCCATTTTTCTCCACAGTCAAAAAGGGCAAGGCGACTAACCTGCGCACTGAATGGCAAGTTGAACAGCTTGCTGCTCCTGCGGTTAACGCACAGCTCGAAGGTGATGACGTTGGCACCTTGGGTGCGGCGAACCTCACCGCTCGCGTCTCCAACATCTGCCAAATCTTCGCAAAAACTGGCGGCGTTGCCCGTTCGACCGAAGTTGCGCAGCACGCTGGTCGCTCAAGCGAACTTGCCCGCCAAAAAGCGGTCAAAATGGTTGAATTGAAGCGCGACATTGAATTGTCGATGCTGTCAATTTCGCCATCTCGTGTTGAAGCTGGTGCAAACGCTCGCTTGTCGGCTGGTATCCGCTCTTGGATCACCACCAGCTCTAGCTTGGGTGCGGCTGGCGTTAACGGCGGCTTCAACTCTGGCACGTCCATCGTTGACGCTCCAACCCCCGGCACCGCTCGAACCTTCACAGAAACCCTGCTGAAGACTGTTGCCCAGACCCGCTTCAACGCGGCTGGCGATGCAACCAAGCTGATTTGCTACATGTCGGCAAACTCCAAGCAAATCGCCTCGACCTTCACGGGTATCTCTGCCCAGCGTAAGGAATCGGGCGACACTGCGGCCACTACCCGTATCATCGGCGGCGCTGACATCTATGCGTCGGACTTCGGTGACATCGTGTTTGTGCCACACGCCTACGCCTTCTCTGCGGCAAACGCTGCGGTTCTGGTCGATCCTGATTACGTTGAGTGGGCTTGGTTCGATGGTGTGAAAAACACCGAATTGGCCAAGACTGGCGACAACGAACGCTTCTTGATGACGGGTGAAGGCACCCTCAAAGTCACCAACGAACGCGCTCACGCGGTCATTCACGCATTGTTATAATGACATAAGGCGGGGCGGTTAATCGCTGCCCCGCTTCCTTTCTAGCGTTTTGGGACATCAAATATGACCAAAGAAACAGTAATTCCAACACCAGCTGAGCCCGGCATGGTTTCGGTAACGGTAACCAAGTCCGGTGCTGATCGGATTGCCACTGGCGAGCCGGGTGACGGGTATGAGCTTAACCGCTACTATCCAAACAAAGCCAAGATCATGCTGCCGCTAGAATTGGCTGCCCAGTATGAAGATTGCGGCTGGGTGGTTTCTGACTAATGTCGGACTCTAACTGGCTGCCAATGGGGACAGAGGACGGTATCGCCTCTTACATCCGCGATGATGGCAAGACGACTGAAATCCTGTCTTCGGCTGATGTGACGGATCACCTTGAACAAAATAAGGCGATGTTCACCCACAACGACGGCTATTCGAAGTCGCGTGAACTTCGGCGTGTGGCCAGCATTCCGGCGATTGTCATTCTTAAGTGGAAAGAAGAACTGGGCGTCGATTTTTACAGCAGCGATCCCGAGCAAAAGCGCAAGGTTCGTCAGCTTCTAAACTCGAACGAATACCAGTTTCTTCGCACAGCTCCAGGGCGAATCTAAATCATGGCGCTTGCACCGATCACCAATTACGCGACCTTGGTTGCAGCCGTGGCTTACTATGTCACGCGCTCTGACTTGGATCTGGAAGTGTTCGTGCAAGCGGCCCATGTGCGCCTCTGCCGTGAGGTACGCTCGCTCTTATGGGTGCAGACGGCATCTGTGACCGTGGCAACCGAGCGGGTAGCTGTTCCAACGGGCTTCCGTTCGATTGTAGCTGCCAAGATCGGTGATTATGTTCTCCAGTCTGTGACCCCGACTGAGCGGCAACGACTGGCATTTGAACTTGAAGCCGGGACGCCTGCTTTCGTGTCAATCGAGGGCGCGTTCTTCGCCTTCGCCCCTATTCCAAGCGTGTCCCAGTCCATGACGCTCCAATATGTCGGCACGCCTGCCATTTTGAGCGACACGGCGACCACGAATGCGCTTTTAACCCGCTACCCGATGGCCTACCTTTACGGCACGATCTGCGAAGTGGCGCGCAAGTTACAAGACGGCGAAATGATGGCTTCCTATGAGAACCTCATGGCGCGCGAAATTGAGGAAATCAACAGCCAAGACCGCAACGACGCGATGGGCGCAGGTCCGCTTGTTCCGCGTGGCTCGTCGGGGCTTTACCCACCATGATCCGCAACTTTGAAGACGTGATGCGCGAGATCGAGGCTTTACGGGCCGCACTTAGATCGCCTGTCCTTGTGCCTGAATATGCAAATGCTGCGGCTTTGCCTTCCGCCTCGAAATGGCGACGCGGCGTGGTGTTTGTGAAGTCGATTGATCGTCTTGCGGTGTCGAATGGCACGAATTGGCTGCGAACTGATACGGGAGCGATTTTGTAATGCCTTCAAGCCCCACAACCCGCAACAGGCTCAATAAGCAAGGCACAGGCGAGAACCTGAACACTTGGGGCGCTAACCTCAACACAGGCGCTCTAGACCTGATCGACGCGGCACTAGATGGCCTTGTGTCGTTTAGCCTGTCGGGTGCCAAGACGCTGACCAGTGCGAACTATGTTGACGATGAGGCGCGTCGCCGGATTATCTTTATCACGGGCGGGACAGGCGGCAGTGTCACGGTTCCATCGGTCGAAAAGCTCTACATCGTCCGCAATGGCTCGTCTGGCAATGTGACCGTCGGTCATGTCGGCGGCTCGCAAGTCACGGTCCCGGCTGGTGCGATCACGCTTGTGATCTGCGACGGTGCAAACGCGTTTGGCGGCGGTACTGATGTACTGACTTTGGCGGCTGCGAACGCCTACACCGACGCCACGGCTTTTACCGCTAATGCGGGGATATTGCCAGGGCAGGCTGGCAACGCTGGCGAGTTTCTGACTACCAACGGCACCAACGCGCTTTGGCAGGCTGTCACGGTCGCGGCAATCTCTGACTATGTGGCGGATCAATTGACCCGCGCAAATGCCCTCCGCGCTCAAGCAATCGCCTTTGCTGTCGCACTCTAAGGAAAGACTGATATGCCTGTAACCCCTAATTCAATTGTCACGCCTCAAACGATCAACGTCAGCACGGGCGTCGTGACTACTGCTAACACGACCTATGGCGACACCCCGACTAACACGGTGCAAATCTTTGCTGCCGGTCCTGATGGTGCGCGGGTCACTCGCATGACCTGCGTTCCTCGCGCGACCTGCACGGCAACCTTGATAGATATTTTCCGGGACAATGACGGCTCTGGAACGGTTCGGCGCTTGATCCAACGACGCTTGCAGCCCGCGCAAACCATCGACACGACCACAGTCTGCCCGACGGTTGATTTTGGTTACTCCGAGGCCGCTCCGTTGATTTTGCGAGCCAATGAAAAGCTCTATGCCTCCATGACTGTTGCCCTTGCTGGCGGCATTGTGGTCAACGTTGAAGGCTCGAATTACTAATGACGCGCGGCCTAGTCACCAATACAACTAGGCCTTTATTAGGGCTGGCAGACCAGCGTTTGCGCGGCTTGGTTGGTCAGAGAATGGTGGCTCGACCTACAAGCACCGAGATTGTCTTCACGCCTCCGCTAGATCAGATTGCTCCGGCCTCGGCGGCTTTTAGTTTGCGGCGGATCAGGTCTGCCTACACAGGGCCAGCCGTAAGAGTCCGCAGGTTCTCGGACAATGCTGAGGCAGATATTGGTTTTACGTCTGCGGGCAACTTAAACACGGTTGACTTGCTGGCTTTCTGCGGAACAAGCAGCGGCTTCGTGACGACTTGGTATGACCAATCCGGCAATGTAAGAAACCTGACGCAAGCCACTCAATCGGCGCAGCCGCGCATTGTAAATGCTGGCGCCTATGAGTCTGCCGTTAACTTTAATGCCAGCACTTTCAGCATGTCCGTTTCTGGCATTCCATCAACGTACCGCGCTTCTGTGGTTGGTGCGCCACTAGGATCGGGCGCGTTCCGCACTTTGTTGTGGGCCGCAACTAGTCAACACCCATTTCTTTTAGACACAGGCAGCACTGCTGCTGGTGTTTATAATTCAACGGCCTTTTTTGGTGCTGGTTCTTTGACTTGGGGAGCCAGTGAACTGGCAACTTTCTGGATTGATGGGGCAACATCAACCTTTGCCCTTGGCAAAAATGGCGGAGCCACGTCATCAACGGGAACATCTCTTTCAAGCACAATTCCGGCGGTAGTAGGAAACGCAAGTGGCGGTGGCGGTCAACAATTTGGACCTCTTAGTGAACTTGTGTTTTTATCTGCTGCGGCAACATCCAATGATCGCCAGCTCCTAGAGCGCAATCAGGGTGCCTATTACGGCATAACGGTAGCATAATGCAAATTCTTTGGCAAAAGCGCGACCTCGTTCAGAATGTGGACGTGGGCGAACCCTTAGACTTGCCTGCTGATCTGCGGGGGCTGACACCTGAAAGCCTTGCGGACCTGTCTTGGTGCTCGGTCGAGGGTTATGCGGGCATGGGCTTCTTTCCTGTTGAGGTGTTCGACATTCCCGCGCTCAAGGCTAAGAAAGCAAGCCTCCTAGATCAGGAATACGCACGCCGCTTTGAGGCCGGATACCCGCTTGTAATCGATGGACAGGCTGAGGTTTTAGAGGCACGCCAGCACGATCTAATCAACTGGCTCGTGTTCAAAGATAGCTGCGACGATATGGTCGACGCCGGATTTGGGGATTCTCCTGTTCCATTCCGCATTCGGTGTGCGAGCGGCAATACCTATATCGTGACGGCCAATCGCGGGCGTGAAATCATCCAAGGCATGAGAGCTTACGGGGCTGGCTTGATGTCGGTTTTGTGGACTAAAAAGAACCAAGTGAGCGCCGCAACGACCGTGGCGGAATTGGATGCGGTCTCGATCACGAATGGTTGGGCCTAGTGCGAATGCGCGTCAGCCTGCCTCCAGGCATCACCGACGACAACACAAGCCTAGCCACTAGCGGGCGCTGGCGTGATGGGTCAAACGTGCGCTTCTGGGACGGGCTGCCACAAACAATCGGCGGTTGGGAAGTCTATGTTCCGTCGCTAATCACGGGCGTGTGTCGAAACATTCACGCTTGGACGGATAATTCTGGCAACATCAACGCGGCTTTCGGGTCACATTCCAAGCTAATTCTTGAGCAGGGCGGCGCGCTTTACGACATCACGCCATCGGGCTTAGCGGCTGGCAACATCGACGGCCTAGCGGGTGCGGGCTTCGGCACGGGGACTTATGGCTCTGGCCTATATGGCGCGCCAACCACCTCGCCACTGTCGCCGCGTACGTGGTCGCTTTCAACATGGGGCCAGAACCTCATAGCAAGCCCACGGGGCGGCACAATTTATTCTTGGGACAATGTGCCTGCCAACATTGCAACGGCTGTCACGAACGCTCCTGCGGCCTGCACGTCGGTCATCGTGGTGCCAGAGCGCCAAATCATCGCGTTGGGCTGCAATGAAAGCAGCGGCGGGGCATTTAACCCGCTTTGTATTCGTTGGTGTGATCTTGAAAACCGCACTGTCTGGACTGAGACGGCGACCAACAACGCGGGCGAGGCAATCCTAGAGGGTGCTGGCCGAATTATTGCGGGCAAGGTCGCTTCTGGCGGGTTTTTCGTTTGGACCGACAACGCAGTATTCTTCGCGCGCTTTGTCGGTGACCCGGGGCAGACTTGGCGCTTTGATCGACTAGGCCAAAACTGCGGCCTGATTGGCGCCAATGCGGCTTGTGTGATTGGTGACACGGCCTATTGGCTGTCATCGTCTGGGCAGTTCTACACCTGCGCCTCTGGTGGCGCGCCGACGATGCTGCCTTGCGAGATTCGCTCTGACATGTTCGACAACATCAGCGCCGCGCAGGGTGACAAGATTGTGGCCTCTAGCGTGTCGGCATGGGGCGAAATTTGGTGGTTTTACCCTGATCAGCGCGACGGAAACGAGAATAGCCGATATATTGCCGTCTCTTTGGCTCTAGGATCGTGGTTCAGGGGCGATTTGGCAAGAACCGCCTATATTGACCAAGGCGTGTTGCCTTTCCCGCTAGCGGTCGATTTTGGGGGCAACGTCTACTATCAAGAAAAAGGCACGACGGCGAACGGTGGACCCTTTGCTTGGTCGCTTGAAAGCTCCGACATTCTTTTGGATCCAAGTGGCGAGCGTGTGTTGCTCATGCGCGGCATCTGGCCTGATATTCAGCGCCAATCGGGCGGCATTTTGCTAGACGTGAAAACGCGGCTTTGGCCTCAAGACACTGAAATGTCGGCTGGCTCGTGGCAATTGGCTGCGGGTCAATCGAAGCAAGACTTTATGGCGTCTGGCCGCATGATCCGGCTGGGCTTCTCCGGCAATAGCGCGCCTGCATTCGCACGGTTTGGCGCTCCGATTATCGACCTCCAGCCTGCCGGGAAAATGTGAGAAAGCACCTAGAAGCCGCGCTTGCACATGAGGGTGTCGGGCGCAGTGTCGAGGACGTTTTAGAGAAAATCGCAACGGGACACGCTCAAATGTGGGCGGGGAAAAACTCGTTCCACATCACTGAAATCATCGTGCATCCAAATCGGAAAACGCTTCACGTCTGGTTATCGGGCGGGGACATGCGGGAGCTTATCGAAATGGCTCCAAAACTGATGGCGTGGGGGAAAAAGATGGGCTGCACAGACGCGACAATCGAGGGCCGCTTGGGCTGGGAGCGTGTTCTTGCGCCATTGGGTTTTGAGAAAAAGGCAGTTTTGCTGGGGGTTTTGCTATGAGTGCTTCTAAGAAAAAAACGACAGAGAGCAGCACGAAGACAACAACGCCAAACGTGCCTGACTGGATCGCTAACGACGTGCGGTCCAATAATGCGCGCACGCAAGGGCTTCTAAGCGGTGATCCGTCGCAGTATGTTGCTGGCGAATCCGATCTGCAAAAGCTGGCCTATGCGCGGGCTCAAAATCTAGGCCAAAACCCGCAACAGCAAGCACTTAACAATCAAGCCATGATCTCGGCTTTTCGGGGCGCTAATGGTGGGCCGAATTTAGCTGGCTCCGCGTCGCAGGCGAGCCTGTTTAACTTGGGCAACCCTCAAGCCATGACTGCGGCTGATGCGGGTCCGGGGCAAGGCTACAGCGCCACTAATGCGGGCAATGCTAGCCAGTTTTCAGCGGCCAATGCTGGGCAGGCGCAGGGCTTCAACGCGACCAATGCAGGGCAGGCTAGCCAGTTCACGGCTGCCAACACAGGGCCAGCACGCGGCTTTCAGGCGGGTGATGCTGGCGCGGCGAATGTCTTTGCGGCAAATGACGCGGGCGCGGCGGGTCAATACTCGGCAACCCAAGCGCCTGCCGCTAGATCGTTCCAAGCGGCAAATGCGGGGAATGTAGAGCGTGCAGGCCTTCTCGATATTGGCAACGCTCGCGGCTACAATGCTGGCCAAGCGCGCTCTTTTGGTGCCGCTGATGTTGGCGGCGTGTCCAATGCTTCGGCTCAATCCTTGCTGACTGACTTGGCCAAGTATCAAAACCCGTTTGAAGAGCAAGTGACGCAAAACGCCATGCGCGATGCTCAACTTGAAGCGGATCGCCAATTTGCCCGCGCACAAGCCCAAGGTGCTGCGGCTGGTGCGTTTGGTGGGTCGCGCTTTGGTATTCAGCAAGCCACCCTCCAAGCCGATCAGCAGCGCAACATTGGCAATCTGTCGGCCAGCCTTCGCAAACAAGGCTTCGACACGGCGACGGGCCTTTCCTTGTCTGATGCTCAAATGCGTCAACAGGCTGATATGGCCAACGCTGCGGCTGCCAATGCGTTCAAGCAACAAGAGCTGGCGGCGCGCAATCAGGCTGAACAGTTCAACGTTGACGCCACAAACGCCGCAAGCCGCTTTGGCGCTGAGGCTGGCAACGCACGCGATCAATTCAGCGCGGGCCTATTTGCTGACACCTCGCGCTTTAATGCCGGGGCCGCTAACCAGTTCGCCCTGGATGCGGCTGGGCGCAATGACCAAGCAAACCAGTTCGCCGCACAATCGGCTAATCAGTTCGCCCTCGACCAAGCGGGCCGAAACGATCAAGCCAGCCGCGACAACATGCAGTCGTCTAACCAGTTCGCTCTGGATCGGGCGCAACGGGCAGACGCAGCGGGTCAGTTTGGCGCCCAAGCTCGCAACCAATTCGCCTTGGATCAAGTCCAACGTGGCGACCAAGCCAACCAATTCAGCGCACAGGCGCAGAACCAATTCACCCTTGATAATGCTCAACGCCTAGATCAGGCTGGCCAGTATAATGCCGGAGCGATGGACCGCTTTGCACTCGATGCTGCGGCTCGTGGTGATGCGGCTAGCCAGTTCGGGGCCCAAGCGCAAAACCAATTCGCTCTTGATCGTGCTGGCCGGACTGACCAAGCCAGTCAGTATAACGCAGGCGCTATGGATCGGTTTGCCCTTGATGCGGCGCAACGTGGCGACCAAGCCAATCAATTTAGCTCGCAAGTGGCTAACCAATTCGCCTTGGATCAAGCTGGCCGTCGCGATCAAGCGGGCCAGTTCAACGCGGGCCAGTTTAACCAGTTTGCGCTGAATGAGGCTGGGCGGGCTGATGCCAACTCCCAGTTCAACGCTCAAGCTCGCAATCAGAACGCGCAATTCAACGCCAATCAGCGTGACACCAACGCGGCGCGTCAACTTCAAGCGGCTGGCATCTTCGGCAATCTGTCGGATTCGATGGGCAATAATGAGCGCGCAAATCTTGGCCTGTTGGGCAACCTTGGCGAGCAACAACGCGCCATTGCTCAAGCCCGCGCACAAGGTCCGCTAGAGCTGGCGCGTTTGCTGGCCCAAATCCAAGCCAGCCAGCCCTACAACCTATTCACGGGACAGACGCAGGTTGGAAGCGGCAGGACAACCGAAAGAGGCAGCTCGATTTCGGTGGATGATGTTCTTGGCGTTGCCAGTATGTTTTAGGGGCTAAAAAAAATGATGTTTGGCAATCTCTTCGGCAAAAAACCGCAGCCTAGCGCAGCGACACCGGCCCCTGTATCTGCGACGCCACGTCCTAAGGGGGCGTTTGGGCGCTTGGGGCAACGCCTCTTTGGTGAGCGCGAAGACGGCTCAACCTTCTTCGATCGCGCCACGGCTGCGGCTGCGATCTCAAAAGGCGATTATGAGACCGGCTACAATATCCGCAGAGGTGCAACCGAGAGACGCGACAAAAAGCGCCGTGAAGCCCTTTACGCGTCACCATTCGCCAATCTAGGCGGCGTGCAATCTGACGGATACGAGCCAGAAGCTGCACCAATGGCACGGGCTGAGCCTATGCCAAACCAGTCCGCTATGAGCCTTGATCCTGTTGAGCCACAATTCGACGCACAGGGCCGCCAAGTCGAGCAAGTAACAGTTATGGGCCAACGTGCGCGACA